AGATAGACGGCAACTATTACAATAGCTTGTATTTAATCGGCGGAGTGCCAGAAGGCGATTACGATGAAGATAAAGAGCCAATCACGTACAAATATCTCGAATTAACTGGAGTAACCGATAAAAACCGTCGCATTGGCAAATACGAAAATTCAGAACTCACCACGGTTGAAGATTTGAAAAAATGGGGTCAATCGAAATTTGATGTCGATCGAGTACATGAGCCTTCAATCACTCATACAGTCTCAATGGTCCAACTTGAAAACACGATGGAGTATGAAGAATTATACGATGATATTGCAAGGCTGCATTTCGGCGATACTTGCTATTGTACGGTTGCAAAATTAGGCATTGAAGTAGCTGAACGAATGATTGAGTACACTTGGTACCCAACGCTTGGCAAATACAAGAGCGTGACTTTAGGTAATGATATCGAGTTCTACACCAACGCAACAGCAACTGAGACGGCAAAGCTTCGTCAAAAGGTTGAAAGTCGCACTGAATTGATAGTCGAAGCCGTTCGAAATGCTTCAAGTTGGATCACTGGAACAAAAGGCGGATACGTTCGTATGCGACCTGAAAAGGCGCCTAGCGAAATCTTAATCATGGATAAACCTTCGGTAACTGATGCTCAAAAGGTTTGGCGATGGAATTTAGGTGGACTAGGATACTCTAACAACGGCGTGAACGGTCCGTACGGTTTAGCAATGACTCAAGACGGAGCGATCGTGGCTGACTTTATCACTGCAGGCATTCTGTCAGGTATCCTCGTTCAAGGGGTAGCTTTGAAGACATTGGATGACAAATCATTCCAAGTAGTCGTTGAAGGCGGTAAAGTTTCGTTTGAAAAGAAAGTTGTTTCCACAGGGTTGGATGATGTTCATGGAGAATCACTAGGGGCTATCACATCCACTTATGGAGCAGATAAAAATATCAACGGATTTGCTATTTGGAAAGAACCAAATTATATCTTTTCTATTAACACGGGTGATGGCGATGGAAAATCAGTCGCAGTCTTTCAAATTCCAAAAGAAAGTACACCTGATGCACCGTTATATAGACTTAGCGGTGAAGGGACTTTTCGTAATGGGAAAGTGACGTTCCAAGATGCAGTCGCAATGGATGGTCGTTTAGATGTCAAAGAACTATATGTAAACGGCGTTAAAATTGATCAAAATGGTGGTGGTTCAGGCGGAAATGGTGGCGGATGGAATGGCCAATACCCTCCAGAAGTGACTAGCGACCGTGACAAACGCTACTGGCAAATCTGGGCAATGTTTATTGGTGCTGGTGGTACACAACAAGCCGCAGCCGCTTTACTAGGCAACGCTCAAGGTGAATCAGATGCGAATCCAACCGCAGATGAAGGAAATGGCGCTCCTGGTTTCGGTTATGGTGTATGGCAATGGACAGATGGAACCGGCGCAACAAGTGGTCGTGTTTATATGATTAACCTTATGACTAGAGCTGGAATCTCTGGTGATCCAGATACGATTACAACACAATTTAAATTATTGATGTGGCATGCGCCAAACGGTCAGTGGATTGCAACAAGTGCTTATCCATATACTTGGTCACAGTTCATGAATATGACTGATATTGCTGTGGCTACAAGAGCGTTTGAGGAAAACTTCGAACGCCCGTTGAACGATCATCCAGAACGGATTACATGGGCTAATGAATGGTATTTAAAATTTAAAGACCTAGATATACCACAATCAAGCGGCTATATTGTTCCAATTGATGCGCCGGTAACCGTAACAAGTGAATTTGGATGGAGAACTCACCCAATCAGTGGTGAAGCAGATTACCACAACGGCATTGATCTAGTAAACAACAATTCAAATGCACCGATTTATGCATCTGCAGACGGTGAAGTGATTGTTGCAGGAGATGCTAATTATTTTGATTGGTATGGTAATTGGGTTGTTATCAAGCATAGCGATGGTATGTACACTGGCTACGCTCATCTAAGCAGTGTTAACGTTTCTAAAGGAAGTACAGTTACACAAGGGCAACAAATCGGCGTAATTGGAACGACTGGTCCAAGTACAGGAATACATTTGCATTTCCAATTTTTTGATGAAATGTATCCTAGTTCAAATGACCACTTTTTCAATCCACGCAATTATATTGATTTTTAGGAGTGATGAATTTGGAACTAGATCAATTTAGAGATGTCGATTTAGTGATTGATTATGCGAACCATTCTTTTATAGAAAAGCAGTTCGTTTCGCAAGGTGATTATAAGGGACGGACATTAACTGTTCAAGTCACCAACAATGGCGTTGTCGGAGAAGTTCCGGGATTGGCATTAAATCTTAATTGGCATAATGAAGCAAGCGGGCTGACAGATTTGTCGGCTTTTTCTGTTTTAGATAAAGGCAATAGCATTTACCGAATTGAATACCCACAGAACATGATGACCCCCGGGAGAGTTGTTGCAAGTATTCAAGTTATCCAAGACGGAAAAGTAACGAATTTAAAACAATTTCAGTTAACCGTTCAAAAATTAGCTGGGCAACCTGCAGGTATTGTTGATAAAGCGGAATTTAGTGCTTTAGTGGCTGTGTTAGCTGATTCTAATAAATTTAGGACGGATATTGATACTCTAGATACAACTAAAGCGGATAAAACGCAAGTTGCTAGCAAAGCCGAGAAAACTTATGTTGATTCGATGCTAACATCGATAGCTCAAGGTGGGCCAAGAGAATTATTCTACTCATTGGCTGCGCTTAAAGCGAAATATCCAAATGGTGCAGATGGCACTTATTTAGTATTTGACAGTACAACTACAGACGGTGCGCATTCATATATGTGGGACAAAACTGCATCCGTTTGGAAGGATTTGGGTATTTATCAAGGCGTTAAAATTGCTAGTGGATCAGTTGTTAATGAAGCTATTACAAATGATGGACTAAGAATGGATAGCACGAATTTCGCAGAAGGATATTACGCTTTTACGGCCAATGAAATGATCAAGGGTGTATGGCTGCCTACTGATGGAACAGCTTTGATTGACTTCCCAAGAGCAAGAGTAATTTTTTTAAAAACGGCTAAAGGGAAAAAATATACAATCACGAAGTCGAAGGTAACCGATGCTTTCGTAATAGGCGCCAGTAGTGGTAAAAGTGCTGGGTCGTCTGCTGAAAGAATTTATAGTAATGCGCTTATTACAGAAGTTACGATTACAAACACAACTGATTACCCTTATCTGTACATTGCTGTATCAAATAATGAAGCAACGTGCGATGTGACAATTAAAGAGGAAAGTGTAAAAATCGCTGGGAGAAAGGTAAATGAAACTGGCTTTGGAATTCTTATGTCAGAAAACCCCATTGAAATAGATTGGGTAAACAAACTGCTAAAAATAAATGCATCTGCTAGGCTTTCTCAAGGAACAAAAGATATCCAATTAGCTAATAGCTCCGGTTTGACGATCGACTTTAGCGGCGTAGCTAGTAAAAACGTTGTTTACTTCTTCTACGATTTAGATACATCAACCGTTGTATGTAAAGGATACAATGATGTTTTCCCAATGAATGCTATCTTATTTGCAATAGTGAGAATCTCTGGAAAACAAATTTGGACAACCGCAAAAACTAAAGGGGTAGAAGGGGCTATCTCTATTGCTTCAAATAGAATTATTTTCCCGGAAACTTTATACATGATAGAAGATGAGAGTTATCCAGTAATTCTTAATAATATCATTTATGATAAGTATGAAGATACTACTGTGTATGGCGAAGTCACAGATCTACAAGGTTCTAAACAGTTTCAAAAAAGTTTTCTTTTAGAAAATAAATACGCTACGGAATTAGATTCCAAAATCGTGGTTAAGGTAAAAGGAGACAATTCTATTTTACGTAAAGATTTTAAAATGAAAACCATCAACCCAGCAGCATTGAGCGGAAAACAAGTTAAAGTTTTAATGATCGGGGATTCAACAACTCAAACGAATATGCCAGCAACTGTAAAGTGGTGGTTAAGTCAATGGGGAGTAGACTCAACAATGATTGGAACTACCCTTAATAAGCGAGACCAATTCGGTTTTGGTATGCCATTAACTGGTGAAAAAGGAGAAGGTAGAGGTGGTTGGCGTTTGGCAGAAATGTTGAATGACGCTTACTTGAGCGACGGTACTCGGTTTTATCCACCGGGCAATCCTTTTTTGAACGCAAGCAATGTTTGGGATTTTGAGCATTACATGACCACAAATAATTTTGATGGTGTAGATGTTGTTCATTTCCAGATGGGAACAAATGATATTATCCCGTATTCTGTTTTCAAATCGGAAATGGGTTATGATGTTGCCTTAGAGTCATTTGAGGATAGTTTGAGCAAACTACCTGGAAGATTAAGGGGGATGATCAGCAGCATCCACGCTTATGATCCTTCAATTAAAATTGCGATTAACCCCCCTATGGTTGCGGGTTTAGACGAAACATTTAACCAAAAAGCAATCCGTTACGCCGAAACAGAATTTTTCGCATTAAAGGAACATGAAAACGTGTTTGTGTTACCGTCTTATGTTGGTATTGGCAATTTGTCTGTTGCTGGAGGATATATAGGCAGTGGGACAGCAGTAAGTAGTGTTAACTCATCTAAAACTGATACAATCTCCAATAATGTTCATCCAGATGGAATGGGCCAATTATCAAATGCGCTTTGGGTAGCAAGTTGGATAGCTCATCAAATAGCTTAAAGTCTTGGCGGACAATCATTCTTGGCTGTCTGCTTTTTTGGCTAATTATGTTGTGGATTATGTTTTGGGAAAATATGCTTTATAAAACAAGGAGATGGCATAAATGATCAGGGCGGAAAATTTATCAAAAAAAGCTTTTAAAGATGATCCTGCTGGGCAAAAGAAGATTAAGCTGTTTTTTAAAAAATTGGAATTAGACATCCAACATAAATATGTTGGTGCAGAAGTGGAAATTAGATGATAAGCATGCTCAATCGAGTGTGCTTTTTATTTTAGGAAAGTAGGTGGCATATGTGGGAATTAATTAGATATACACTCGGATATATTAACAAACGAAGTACTTCTTTCGCTTTTTCTCTAGGTTCAATCGCCTATGGCTTCTACCACTTTTTCAACTCAAACATACTTTCATATTCAAACGCTTATGCGGCTATCAATAATATCTTCGGATTTATTGGTGGTCGTTATTTTGGTTTGATGTTTATAATCATCGGCGCTCTGAAAGTGTTTGGATTGATTATTGATAATGTGTATCTCAAACTCCCTCTGTACTTCGTATTGCTGTTTCTGTGGCTTCTTTTAGGCTCTTGTTTCCTAGTCACTTTCATAGATGGCAGTACAAATCCATCGTGGATTTATTGCTTCACAATAGCGCTAATGAGCACAAATATCCTGAAAGCACATCAACAGGAAATAATTATAAAGGATGAAGTAGATGGATAGATTTTGGACCAGCGGATTTCCGCAAATCATGACAATTATCGGCGTTTTTCTTTCGGCGGTATACGGTCCGAAATTAGTGGCTAAAGTGCAGGGAAAGAACAAGGTTGAAGAAGTGAAAACAGAAGGGGATAACAATGCAGAAGCTTTGTATATCCAAAACATGGGGAACATTATTGAAGGCTATAGATTGCAAGTGAAGGAGTTTAAAGACGAGCTAGCAGCAGTTAGATCAGAATTCCGAGAGTTTAAGGAAGAACACGAGAAGCAAGTGACGGCATACAAGGAACAAATTGGGTTTCTTGAGTTGCAAGTTGAAGAACGTGAAGAACGCATTCAAGAACTCGAAGGAGAAAACGAAACATTGAAAAATGAGAACACTATTTTGAAAGGTGGAATTTAGATGGAAGCATTACAAGAAGCATTGTTAAACCTGTTGATTATCGTTATCGGATTGGTGGCAACGTTCGTTGGGCAAAAAGGTCATGCATATCTTAAACGGAAAGGTGTCTTAGCTCAGTTGGAAAGCAAGAAGAACTATGTGGCGATCGTTGTGTCAGCTGTGCAGCAAGTTTACACAGAAGCAAATGGAGATGCTAAGTTGCAAGAAGCCAAGGCGCAGTTAGTAGACTTGTTCAATAAGAACGGCATCAAGTTTACTGAAGACGAGTTGAATCTATTAATCGAATCAGCAGTAAAAGGGATGAAAGATGGCGTTGACCAAGGAGTGGCTGAATAAGCTGCTCTTTTTCTATATCTAGAGGAGGAATATTTATGACAATTCAATCAGTACACGCAGGACATGGCGGAAAGAAAAACGGAAATGCATGGACAGATCCAGGAGCGTTAGGCAACGGTTATAAAGAAGCGGATGTAGCACGTACAATCACCGATTTAATGGTCAAGAAAACTGGTGCAAAAAACGTTACCGACAATACTAGCACGACATCGAATGGGATTATCAATAATGTTGCAGCGAACATCAACAAATGTGCTGACGGTTGGCAAATTTCTAATCACTTGAATGCCTTCAACGGAAAAGCCACGGGTGTGGAAGTCTTATATGGTTCAGCAACCAATAAAGCAACGGCCGCCAAGGTATCTGCCGCAATTGCCAAAACATTAGGTTTAGTTGATCGTGGCGCCAAAGACGGCTCTTGGCTAGGTATCGCTCGCAACTCGGGATCAGGTAAAAAAGTCCTATTGATCGAATGGGGATTTATCGACAACACATCCGATATGAAAGCTTTATTCGCTAAAATGGATGCAGCAGTTAATGCGGCGCTGGCTGTGTTCGGATATTCTGCAAATTCATCTAGCAACAACAATACATCCACAAGCAAGCCAGCTGCTTCAACAAGTTTTAAAGTCGGCGATAAGGTGAAAATCACTGATGCGCTATACAAGGATAGTACAGGCGCTGGTCGGTCGACTGCTAGTCGTGGTAAAACTGGCACAATCAAGCGAGTTGTGAGTGGCAACAAACCGTATTTGATCGATAGCCTTGGTTGGGCGCACAAGAACGATATTCAACTGGCTACCAGCTCAACTACAACCGCTACTAAAAAAGTAGGCGATACCGTGACGGTGCAAAGCCACGCAACCAACTATCAGACTGGGCAAAAGATTCCTTCTTGGGTCAAAGGCAAGAAGTATAAGATTAAACAGATTAAATCAGTTAACCAATCTAAATCTAAAAAAGCATACTTGCTAGACGGAATCAATTCTTGGTTCTTGGAGCAAGATGTTAAGTAATACAAATACCCCTTACTCGTTTGAGTAGGGGGCTTTTTTTATTTGTCGCTCTCAAGTGGAGTGTTGATTGTGTTTTTTGATTCGTCAAACGGTGTGTTGAAATATAATACTTTGTAGCTATCTTTATCTGTAAATGAGTAAACCATGTCAAAATTATAAATTTTATCCTGATACGTGAAGTTACCTATTGCGCTATAAACATTCTTGTATTCTTCACCTGTTTCGGTATTTTTGTCATCAGGCATTCGATATACTTTAAACGAATCGTCGGTGAAATTAACCTCAAAATTATCGATCATGTAGTGTTCTTTCAAAACCTTTTCAACGATAATTGAAGCTTCAGATTTTTCCTCATCATTTGTATCTTTGACCTCTGAATTTGATTCGCTATAGCTTCTTGAATCCTCTGTTGAAGAAGTACTGCCACAAGCGCCTAAGAATAGAATTGATAATAATAAACCAACTGCTAACTTTTTCATTTTGACCCTCTTTTCATTAATTTTATAGCTTCATTGTATCAGAAAAGAGTCATTCTTTGTAAACAAAAACGATAGTGTTTCACTAGGCAAAACCACTAAAGAAATTAAATAACACCATTTTTAATATATTCATCCACAAAACATCCACACAGTTTCTCCAAATTAATACAATAAACGGAAAACAAAAAGATGGCAATGTGTATGGAAAGGTTGATAAAACAATATTCTTGTGTATAATAAGTACTTGTGCGAAGCGCACCGCGGTTCATCAACCATCCCGCGTAATCAAAACTCGGAGAAAGTAGGGATCAAATGGAAAAATCAACAAATCTAACCAATCAACGTTTG